AAGGAACATTACTTGACATTATTGACCAAGCACTTAACCATGATGAATTGGTTAACGACTGCATAAAAGAAATCGAACGATCATGAACTTCACACTTAAAACAATTCATCAGGTAATCAAGGAAGAATTACCTGAACCGTATTTATCACTCGCCAATAAATACACTACACAGAATAGGATTGTCCGAGATCTTCCCGATGCGATACTAAAATTAGTACCGTGGCAACCATCCGGCACAGACGAGGGTTATCAATTTTGGGAGCATATTTATTTATGGGCTAAAGGAATCAGAAAGACCTTACCTGAATTTCTTGATGCTCCAGTTAAGGTAAAATCCTACAGCTTCAATTCAAGATACAACGATTGTCTTAACGAGGCGAAATTAGCAAACTCAATCATCGTTAAAATGTTTGGTCGTGTTCTGCTAAATCGGGAAATTGATGAAGTCTACAAGCGTTACATTATCTTCAATTATCTTCTTTCAATCCGTGGGGATAGGTTTGGGTTTGCAATGATCGGACGAGCTGTTGCAGAAGCGATTGGAAGATCAACACCTTTTAACCATTCTACGGTCTATCATGCCCAATTGTCAGAATCAAATCTTATCGATACAAACGATTCGACCTACCTAATGATGAAGCGAGTGTTCGATCACGAAATGATGATGAACAGCGCAGTTGAATGGCACGAAGATGTTATTGATTACTAAATAATTCTTATCTTTACAGCACGTTCAGAGGTGAGAGCCTGAACCCGCAAGACATTAACCGCCCAATGGCGGCTACGTCAGAAAGTAGTTAACGCTACTATCTGCTCTCACCGTAGCCTTCATTGGGCTTTTGCGTTTTAATATGAACAATACAGATCGAATAATTATAAAGCAATATGATTTAGAAATGGGAAGGCTTCACGGAGCGATCACACCAAATATGAATCGTGAAACATTAATTTCTTCTATTGTAATTTTACAGAAGTTTTTGTTGATGCCCGATGATGTAAAACTTGAAAAGGCAAAAAAGTATTTTAACGATCCAAAGCCTTTTTAAAATGTTTAACTACTTCAATTATTTCTATCATTGGATAGAAGAAAATCCCGATAAGGTCGATCCGTATATTACTGCAGTTTATTTTGCATTGCTTAACCGTGCAAATAAGTCAGGATGGAAAGATAAGTTTGCAATCATTCTTGTTGACCTGCAGGAAACTTGCGGAATCAATTCACGAACTACAATGTTAAAAACACTTGCTCGGTTAGAAGAATTTGGATTTCTGCAGACTGTTTCAACCACAACAAATCAATACAAAAATAGAGTAATATGCCTTCCATTAAATGAAAAGCACTTGGATAGCACGTGGAAAGCAGATGAAAAGCACGTGGATATCACTTGGACACATAATAAGACTATTAAGATAGATAAGACTATAAAGACTATAAAGACCAAAGGGGCGGATTTAAGTAAGGTCTATTCTGAAAACGAATTAGTCAATAAGCACTTCATCGATTTTCTGCAGAACAGAATCGAAATAAAGAAACCCGCTACTCAACGTGCTGCAGATTTATTAGTTACCGAAATGCGTAAACTTTACAAAACACCCGATGAAGCAATACAAGGAATTAATCAATCAATAATGAAAGGATGGACTGGATTATTTCCAGTAGGTTCGCAAAATAACAAACCTCAACAACCTGCCCAATTCTCACGGGCATCACTAAACCACTTCGTATGAAACAAGCAATCGACATAGAACAACGAGTTATATCACTCCTGCTCACTACTGAAAATCCTGAACATGATTTCTTTGCCTACATCAAGAAAGATTATTTCACAACTGAGCAATACATCAAAGCTTACGAATTAATCGAACTTCTCAGAGCCGATAAGAAGCCAGTAAACATAACTTCATTCACGCACCTAAATCGGGAAAAGAAATTACTATCACATCCCGACCATATTAAGATCATCACATCATCTGACACGCTATCATACGGTGAACCATTTATGTATTACGTCCACGAACTTCGTGAGGCATACATCAAACGTGAAATAAGCAGAATCGTTACAGAAGAATCAGTCGGACTATACGATCGAATCGATGCTTCACAATCAGCTGCCACCATCGTCAAGAAACTGACCGAACTTATGGACACTGGTACAACCTCGGATAACATCATTACCATTTCAGAACTTACCCGAAATGAACGTGAAGCATACTTCAGACGGCAATCACTTAATCAAGCAGGCAAGACTTCAGGGATCGAAACGGGACTATCAGCACTCAATAAGTTCACCGGTGGTTGGCAATCTGAATTTATAATCTTAGCAGGTCGACCATCGATGGGTAAGACAGCACTTGCATTATTTCACGCAATGCGATCTGAAGAACCTGGCATTTACATTAATCTCGAAATGGGACAATCTCAACTTTCGCAAAGGTTGATTCTCCAATACTCGGACGGAATGATTAATTCAGCACGACTTCGAGATGGTAACTTAACCCAACCCGAACTACATGCTTTCGAATCCACCATTTCAAAAATAGAAAACAAGCCGTTTACAATTTACGATAAGCCTCGATGCGGTGTTCACGAAGCGATTAGGGTAATTCGTAGGGAAGCAAGAAAAGGACGGTGCAAATGGGTTGTTATAGATTACCTGCAACTAATGACAATCGAAGGTTACAGAGGCGGAAATCGTGAAGCTGAAGTAGCAGAAATTAGTAAGACACTTAAAGCAGCACAGAAAGAACTTGGAATCCCGATAATAGCCCTTGCACAGTTGAGCCGTCAAGTAGAGCAACGAGCCGATAAGAAACCGATGCTATCCGATCTTCGTGAATCGGGATCATTAGAGCAAGATGCAGATACTGTATGCTTCGTTTACCGTCCTGCTTACTACGACTTGAAAAAAGAAGATGGAGGCGAATACACTAACGAGATATTCTACCTTTTTGAAAAGCATCGACAAGGTGCAACCGGAACTGTTGAGTTTAGACATAACCAATACATGACCGATTTCTTTGATGCAAAACAAGAACCTTTCAACTCTTACCTACCCGTAGCAGAATCCACATCACTAAACCACATAAGACAAAATGAAGATCTACCATTCTAACGAATTCGTCAATGTAAGTATTGACAAGACTAAGCAATTGATTGAACTTAACGCTTTGACAGATGAAGAAATATCTCAACTTTATCCGGAACTATCTAAGACACTTAATCGAGATGAAATTATAAAAGCCGTTGTGTTCGGTATCGAAAATAATAACCCTTAATGTTGCCCGTGTTATTTATTTGTGTACGTTTGTTGAAAGATTAGACTATGGCACGACTGAAGAAATACAATGAAGCAACTAAGCACCTTAGTAAACGAGTTCCGGCAAGTCAGTTAAAGAAGTGCCACGAATTAATTGATGAATACCTAACCCCATTTGAAGCACCGAAAGATGATCGAACTTATAAACCAACCGAGCCAAAAGGCACAATTTAACTTAAAAGGTTTAACAGTTCTTTCTTTATTTGATGGTATGAGTTGCGGACAACAAGCACTTAAACGTGCTGGTATTGGTGTATCTGAATACTATGCATCCGAAATTGATAAACACGCCATAGCCGTTACCATGCACAACTATCCAAACACAAAGCAGTTGGGAAGTGTTGTTAACGTGGATGGTTACTCATTGCCTAAGATTGATCTTTTAATAGGAGGATCTCCTTGTCAAAGTTTTTCATTTGCCGGAAAGCGTAAAGGAATGTCAACGAAGGATAGTCAAGAAATATTGACTTTGAATCATTACCTACAATTGAAAGCTGAGGGCTTTGAGTTTGAAGGGCAAAGCTATTTGTTTTGGGAGTATATGAGATTGCTGAACGAATGCAAACCAACATACTTTCTGCTTGAGAATGTATTGATGGGCGAAAAATGGGAAAAGGTTTTGAGCAGGGCTATTGGCGTAAATCCTATCGAAATAAACTCTGCATTGGTATCGGCTCAGAACAGAAAGAGATTGTACTGGACGAATATTGGAATGCAACCCAGTGGTTTGTTCGGTGATTTGGAAAGCATAATTAAGCAGCCCAAAGACAAAGGCATATTGCTAAAAGATATACTTGAAATTGAAGTTCATAAAAAGTATTTTTTAAGCGAAAAAACTGTTGCAAAAATTACAAGAACCAACAATGGAGAAAGATGTTTTACAACTGCTGATAAAGCATTATGTCTGGCCGCTGGGTATCACAAACAAGGTAGAGATAATCAATACATCGTAGCAAGTAGAGGAAGAAACCCCGAAAATCCAAAAAGCAGAAAGTCGGGATTAGAAACCGAGCAACAGAACAGAGTTTATGATGCTAATGGGATCAGTCCTGCGTTGTGTGCATATAAATCTGATTTACTGATTACAGGACTTAATGAAAATCAGCAAAAGAAATTTAATACTAACATAAATTCAGACAAAGCCAATACACTTACGCTTGCACAAGGAAGAATGGGCAGCAGTAATGAATATATGGATTCGGTTAGTAAAATTGCTAACATAACATCTGTTATCAGACGACTAACTCCAATAGAATGCGAACGATTGCAGACAGTTGCCGATAATTACACTTCCGTTGTCAGCGACACTCAAAGATATCGGATGCTTGGAAATGGATGGACTGTTGATGTAATTGCTCACATATTCTCTTATTTAAAATAACAAGGACAAATGACTAAAAACGATTGAATCAATTAATCACTAACTTTGTAACGTGAAGATGCCGAAAGACGTAACACTAATAGAAATCATCGCATGGGTAGTATTGGTTACTATCTTATGTGCAGGTGTGAATTTAATGATTAACTGATATGCAGTCTTACATTCCAATTTGGCAAACATTAGGAAGACCAAGAAAGTTCGATAAATCCGAACAACTCTGGGAAACAGCACTCGAATACTTTAAAGCCACAGATCAACGTGTTTGGACTGAAACGGATTGGGTAGGAAAGGACGCAACAGAAGTAGAACGGGTTAAACGAACTCCTTACACTATCGCAGGGTTTTGCGTATTTATAGGTGTTTCAAGGCATTGGTGGAATGAGTTTCGGAAAGTCGCAGAAGAAGATTTTTTGGAAGTCTTTGCACGTATAGAGGATGTTATGTTCGCACAAAAGTTTGAAGGTGCAGCAGTTGGGGCGTTTAATGCTACCATCATCGCCCGTGATTTAGGACTAACCGACAAGAAAGAAATTGATGCAACTGTTAACGCTCCATTAGTGATAACGCTCGATAGTGATAGCACTAACCAAGAAACAAAGTGAAGCGTATAAGGCGGCTATTAGTGGCAACTATCAGGTAGTAATATTCGGTGGGGCTATTCGTGGCGGTAAGACTTATTGCTTACTTACTACATTCATATCGCTTGCCTTAAACTTCAGACGATCGAGGTGGGTAATCATCAGACGGTCATTGCCTGACCTTAAACGAAATACTCTACCATCATTCAATTCTTTACTTGACAATGGGGTAAGGCATCACATTAAGTCTTGGAACGGTGACACGCATGTACTGACTTTCTCGAACGGATCAGAGATTATGTTCATGGCTGAATCGTTTGAAACCGATAAGGACTTAAACCGATTCAAGGGATTGGAGGCGAACGGGTTTGGATTCGAAGAGATCAATGAGTGCCAGGAAGCAGCATTCTACAAAGCAATCGAACGTACCGGCACGTGGTTGAATGCAGACGGTAAACCTCCGATGGTAGTAATGGCAACTTTAAACCCTGCACAGAACTGGACAAAGAAGTTATTTTACGAACCATTTAGAAACGATAAGCTTCCTGGCAATTGGATTTACATACCATCTTTCATAACCGATAACAAGTACATCCCCAAAGAATACATCGATAATCTTAAGTCATTACCGCCCGTTCAATATGCTCGATTCGTTGAGGGCGATTGGGATGTAATGGAGGCGGTAGATAACCCATTCCTTTACAATTGGGATGATGATAAGCACATCGATAATTCTATTGAGTTAAACCTAAACCGCCCCGTGATATTTAGCATTGACTTTAACGTAGAACCTTTATGTGGATTGGTAATTCAGATGGACGGACGAGATACGTACATAGTCGATCAGTTCAGGATCTTTAACGGTGACATCAATAAGCTTTGCGATTCGATACTATCGGTTGTTGGTGAGAATAGACGAGGGCTGATTAAGATAACTGGAGACAATACCGGAACGAGGCGAAACAGTTATTCAATGGAGAACCTTTCTGCATTCGCTTTAATTAAACGCACGTTGAGGTTATCAGACAATCAATTCATAGTGCCACGTAACCCACTGCACACTAACAGCCGTGTCGATTGTAATTCTGCACTCTACAAGCTTAAAGTAAAAGTGAACGCCCATAAATGCCCGAACGCTGTTAATGACTTCAAACGAGTTCGATGGGATGGTGAGCATATCATCAAGGCAAACCGTAACGATCCGAACCAACAAGCCGATCACTTGGATAATTTCCGCAACTTTGTAAACGCATTCCTTAAACCCTACTTATGATAACAGTCGAAACCTATTCATCTAATTACCTCAAACTATTAACTCCTGAAAAGAACTATTACTTCTCATCTTCATTCGGTTGGATTTGTGCAGGCATGCCGTTCGAAGTCAAGTCGATGGTCAACAACAACAAGGAGGTTCAACGGTTAGAAATTCTCATGCACGCACATTGTGACGAGATACAACTCAAACAATTAAAACTGTATCTTTCGGCAAAGAAACTACAACTTAAAACATCTTGATATGGCTGTTTGCAATACTTGTTTTAATGGTGGAACGATTCCAAGTTGTGTCGCTTCGATTGACTTTGGTACTGTTACTCCATCGACTACATTCAACCTTTGGATTCAGAACAATGCAACCCAAGCGATCCGAGGTGCTTCTGTTGATTCGGATTCATCGGGTGTGGTTAGCTTCGATGATTTCTTAATCGATCCACGTTCAGGTTACACGCTATGGTTAACTGCTGAATTCGAAAGCCCGAACCATACACGCATCGACATAACTGTTGGTGAAGATATTTACACATCGATTTGTTTTGATGTGGTTAAGTCCTTTGATAGTTTAGATGTTGTTGCAAATCTAACCTGATGAAACTACTAAAAGCGATTCGTAACATCGTAAAAGGTTGGGGGCTGTTAATTATCGACACTCCTGATTCGTGGCTGTTAAATGCGAAAAGAAAGAAGCATTGCCAGACCTGTCCGTTAAGAAACAAATACCTAAACGTCTGTAATGATTGCGGATGTTTTCTACCTGCTAAAAGACGAGTTGAAGAAGAAGAGTGTCCACAAGGTAAATGGTAACTATGGCAGCTTGGGTAACCCTTAAAACGAACGTAACGCATCAACCCAATACGGAAGATGACATAATCAAAGAAGCCAATTCAATTGACTTGGGGACTGTTGATGTCCACATAAACTTTGAACTCGTTACGGATTGGTACGAATTTAACGGAGTGATCCACATCATGCAAATGGGAGAACTTGAATACAAAACATTTAAAGGCACTACAACCGATGTTAAAGCACAAATTCTTAAAAACACTATCACGAATCTTTTCAAAGCCAGTTAAGCACCGTAACCAGTCGATGGTGTTTCTGTTCGAAAAGGACGGGCATAAGTATTACAAGTTCCCAAAGAATACGAACCTACCACTCGATCGCTTTAGTGAGATGATGGCTTTGCAGGAACTTTTATCTTCAGGGTTATCCGGTGGCGAACTTGAAAAGATTTTAGAGGTAATGGAGAAAGCAATTCACTCAGGACTTGCTAACCCTCAGAACAGTGCTGTTGTTTCAACGTGCGTGCATTTAATCAGACAGCGGAAGAGTAACATTATCCATCGGGATCTACTGCTTAACATCGCAGCTATTTGGATCGTGAGGGATGATGAGCCAATCGAATCAATTACACTGGACATCCACAAATCTAAACTCGAAGTATTTGAGCGAATGACTAAGGAGGATTCGCACGGTTTTTTTACGAGTTTGGAGTTACCGCTTCTCGTGCCATTAGTGAGCATGTCTCCAACAGACTTCAAGGAATTGTGGGAAGACAACGCCAACCAACTCCGAGCGTTGAATCAACAACTAACATTGCTCGATTTGAACTTAGCGGCATCAAGTCCAAAATCAAGACAGCGTTCGATGAGCAACTAATGTCATTGTGCGATGGTGACGTTCAAGAATTTAAGGAATTGAAACGGTCGGACATAGCGACTTATTTGCTTAAATTTGAGGACTACTATAAGCGCAATGTCAAAGAAAGCAATAATTGAGTTAGAACTGAAAGCGGACGGCTACAAGGCTGATGTCGCAGAAATTCAGAAAGCTAACACCACTATAAGCGATTCGGCTACTAAGGCAGCTAACCAAGCGACTGAAGCCTATACTCAAACGGGTAAGGCGGCTAAGGCTGCATTTGCATCAACTGAAGTTAAAAAAGCCTTAACCGATCAAACGGCAGGAGTTGATAAACTTGCTTTATCACTACAGAAGTTAATTCAGGAGCAGGTTGATTTGATTGCAGCAGGCAAGAAACAAACTGATGAATTCAAAAAGAACCAGGCTCAGATTGCTATTGTCAATGGTGAGTTAGCCAAACTAACCAAAGAAACGGAACAACTTGCAAAGGCTGAAGGTAAAACGGTTTCAAATACCAAAAGCTTAACCGGACAACTTAGAGGTCTAAAGCAGGAACTTTCATTACTTGAACAACAAGGCAAAGAAGGAACTGCTGAATTCAATAAGTTAGCGATTGCAGCAGGTAGGTTAGAAGATCAGATTGGAGATACACGAGAACGAGTGCGTGTGCTTGCATCAGATACATTTGTTTTCGATGCGGCTATTGATGCCACTCAAACTTTAGCAGGTGCGTTTAGTGCCGTTCAAGGTGCAGTAGGTTTGTTCGCTGAAGATAATGAAGAGTTACAAAAGACCATCGCCAAGACCAATTCAGCTTTGGCATTGCTTAACGGATTGCAGCAGATCAATGCGTTTGTAACTGGACAGAGTGCCGCTAAGATTGCAATTGCTACGGCAGCACAAACGGCTTATACTGCTGTTGTGGGAACATCAACGGGTGCATTGAAAGCATTTCGTTTGGCTTTGGCTGCAACGGGAATCGGTTTGATTGTTATCGGATTGATCGCATTGGTTCAGAACTTCGATAAGGTCAAGAAAGCATTTAGCGACTTTGCAGCATTTAAACCTGAGAACACTTTCTTTAAGATCGGTAAGGCTATTGTCGATCAGGCTTTAGTGCCGATTAACTTATTGATTAAAGGCATCAGCAAAATTCAAGATCTTATTGATCCTGCAAAAGAGATTCAAAAAAATAAAGGAGTAGTTGAAGCATTCATAAAATCTGAAGAGCGAAGAGTTGAAGCAAGGGCAGCAGCTATCGATCGGGCGATTGCATTAGGTGAAGCAGAAGGTAGGAACACGGTTAAGTTAGAAATTGAAAAGGAGAAACTATTTCTTGACTTTGCAAACCGTAAGTTAAAGATCCTATCAGATAACGAAACTCTTATTCGTCAAGCAGGAATCGACACTACCGACTTACAATTCCAATTGCAACAAGAAGCTTTAGACCGTGAGAATAACATCAAAGTTTTAAGGCTTAAGAATGCAAGAGAAGTAGTTGCAGAAATTACTAAACTCGAATCTAAAAGATTTACCGGAACAATTCAGTTAAGCGAAGAAGAACAGAAAAAAGAAAAAGAATTTTTAAAGATTAGAGTTCAATCTGCTGAAGCACAGATAGCGATTCTTCAGAACGTAAACGATACTGCTATTGAGTTAGGTCAGAATACTCTAACAAGACGTATTGAGCAGATTCGTTTAGAAGGTGAAGCGAGGAAGTTAGCAGCAATTGAATCGATTAAAGATCAGCAAGAAGAGGCATCTGCAATCGAACTAATCGAAGCGCAAACGCAAAACGCTATAAGAGATGAACGTAAAAAGACATTAAACGAATCGGTTAAAGTTGTCGAAGAGTATACTCAAGCGTTTGCAGGTTTATTGTCAAGCTTAAATGATTTAAGTAAGCAGCAAACGGAGAATAGAATTAATGATTTAAATGCTCAACAGCAAAAAGAAATTGATAATATTAACAGCACATTCCAAACTGAAACTCAAAAACAAAGACTACGTGAAGCGGCTGAGTTTAGATTTCAAAGAGCCGTTGCATCAGAGAAACAAAGACAAGCATTAGCAGACAAAAGACTTGCAATCTTTAATGCGACAATCAATACGGCAAGGGCTGTAACTGCTGCATTAACTTCCACACCTCCAAACATTCCATTGTCTATCTTAGTCGGTATAACTGGTGCTGCTCAAATTGCAGCCATTGCATCACAACCGATTCCTAAATTCGAAAAGGGTGGACAGATCCGAGGTAAGCGACATCGTGATGGTGGTACTTTTATCGAAGCAGAAGAGGGCGAGTTTGTAATTAATCGAAATCAAACGAAACGACATAGCGAAGAGATTTTTGCATTGAACAGATCTACTGCCGAATTCCACAGACTGCTCGAACGCAAATACATTCAGCCACGCATTGCATCGATTCTTAATGGTACTAATAGAAGATCGGATAAAGTAGTAGTGAATGCAACTTTAAATGCTCGAACAATGGAGGGAGAAATAAAAGGACTACGAAAAGACATTAGACGTTCTGCATCTAAGGGTTACAAAACAAATCAAACAGACACACGCTATCAATGGCAAAGGAATTAAGATTTTTATTGGACGGTGAAGATCGAGGACAGCCGTTAAATCCTGATGAGTTTGGATGTCGTGTAAGCGAATCCGATCTTATAAATTCTCGAATAGTTTCTTTTGAGAACGAATTGCAATTTGGTGGGTTGATCTATCAGTATATTTTTGATAGAGTTGTTACAGAAGGTTATTGTCGATTGATTGAAGTTCGAGTTGATTATAAGTGTGCAGGTGGATGGGAGTTCCTAACAGACGGTTACATTGTAGTTACTGAGTGCAAGTTTGACTATGACCGTTGCAGGGTTTCGACAAAGCTTTACGACACAACATTTTCAACTAAGATAAACAACAACAAGTCAATTCCATTCTCACTAAGCAACAATCAAACAAAGAACTTAGAAGCAATTGTACCACCTGCAAGAAGGTTGTTAAAGTTGTTCAATCCTGCAATACCTACAAGCATAAGCGAAGCAGGTCGAGGCGTTTCTGTTTATGATGCGTTCAAGCATTTAGTTGGGTGCATGACTGATAACCTGGTAGGCTTTGAATCGGATTTCTTTTTTACATTACCTTCTGATACTGACACCATCTGCATAAGCAATGGCAGATCAATAAGAACAAATCAAGATGTTGAGATAGTTGTTACGTTTGAGCAATTGTATTCAAGACTATTTGCAAAGTACGAACTTGGTATTGGGTTTGAAAGGTCGGCTGCAAATACTCCAGTATTGAGAATAGAACCCGTTGAGTATTTCTTTCAGTTAAATGAATCGGCATCATTACTTAATCAGCCCGATATTAAATTAACATTTGACACACCAAGATTGTACGCATCGGTTCGATTTGGGAATGATCCAATTTTGGAAGCAAATGAAAGTATCAGCGGTCAACCTCTTACGTTTATTCAAACACCATTCCGAGGATTTAGAAATGAATCATTTGGTTTTACCGGAGAGTGTAACACTGATACGGTCTTAGATGTATCGGCTTCTGATATTGTATTTGACACAAATACTATTGAGGATATTTTCAGAAACAACAATAATACATTTGACCTCAACAACGTAATCGTACAAGTTCAATATGTTTCAAGCGTAACACCATATTTTGAGGCTAAACAATATGATCCATACGGTATTGGTCAGAGCGTTTTTAATGGAGGATTTACTAACGAGTATGTTTCTGCCAATTGGATCAACGGCTATCCGAACTCATTATTCTCGTTTTTAGAAGAACCATTTGATCCTACAACAACAGACTTCTTAGTACAGCCCAACGTAGCATCAGAAATATTTAATGATATTAGATTTGATTTCGATGGTGGATTTGTTTCTATCCTTCAAGAAACTGGTCACAATGCAGTATTTTTTACTGAGGTATCAGATCCTAACAACCTATTTGATTTTGATACTTACAATGTACCATTTGCAGGGCTTTATACCTTTTCATCAGGATTGGTTTATGATGCACTTAGAGTTGATGGTTTCCCTTTTCCAATAGACACTACAGAATACGGTAGAGAAAGAAAGTTTTACATTCAACAATACGATGCAACCGATACATTTATTCAAGAGTTTGAAGTTTCAAATTCAGGATCTTCAAAAATTGAAGCTTGGAGCGAACTATTAAATGTTCAGTTTGTTTGCAATCAAGGGGATAAGATCAAGGTAAACGCAGCCGGTAAAAGATCGACACAAGTTGGTGGTTTTCTTTCTCTTCAAAGATTCTTAGACAATGGTACTGTTTTAGGAGTTCCTCGACAATCATACTTTACTGGTTCAGGAATACCGTTTGACAATACCGAATTACAGCCCGTAAATATTGACGATGTTCGTTCACTTCTGTATTCATTCGAACGCCCGTTATCAATGGTCGAGATCAATTCGATTTTAGGTAATACGTCTTCACCGATTCAATTGGGGCGAACCACGGATGTTAACGCTGCAATTAACGGCTATATCAAAACACTTGAGATTCAATCTTTCACAAGGCAAAACGCTAACTTTGTCTTAAAATCAAATCAGATACTTCGATGAGTTACATTATAGCACCTAATCAACCGATTCCGTTATTTACCGAATCAGAACTTAACTCACAAGGTTGCGGCTGTGGCGATCAAGGGTATTCGATGCCAGTGGATGTAAACGATCAACTGTTTATCCAACTGATTTCAGAACCTTGCGATCCTGCTTACACTAACAATGAAGCTGCTATTCAAGCATGGACTGAAAGTTATGGATCGGTGTGTGCTGATGAAGCTGATCCAACGGGGTTCTATTCGTTTACTTTCAATGCCGACTATCCTTATTCGGTTTTCGCTGTAACGATTACTGTTGAATCGATTACTCAAGGCACGTTATCGGTATTGCTGCAAGGTAGTGATGCTCAATTTATTTCTTCAGCAGGAACGGTTACACTTTACTTCTCAACTGATATTGTTACGGGTGGTGACTTTACGCCAAACATTACTATAACGGGTTCGCAGTTTATTGGATGCTTTGGTGCTGACGTACAAGTTCAAGGCATACCAACAGAAACACGGATTGCTTTTGTCGATCCTGAAACACTACTACCAATTGATGGATTGGCGGTAAGAAATATCGAAGTAACCGAGAATGTACTTACGATCCGCTTAGATGTCAATGCTCAGGACTTAACCAACGGATGCTATCGGATTGCTGTTGCTGACTTCTGCACGAATACTTGCAGCCAATTCAGATTGGAGAATGGTTTTTTTATCAACGGTTCAGAAGGTTGGATAATAACCGAGGAGAATATTACTTGGGACATAACAACACAATACGCTTCATGTACGATCGATGAGGACGATGAGAACACCTACACGCTCACTTCTGAATCGGTGCTATGTCAAGATGTAGAATACAACATTCAGTTAACCGATGTTGATGTCCAAACCGTTCAATATCGAATTGTTGCAGGTGACACAGTTACGGTTTGGTTCAATACTGAAGGAGTGTTCTCAACTTCTATTATTGCAACTGGAGCAGCACCGATTAACTTAGAAATCCAATGTCGTGCATTAACTTCAGGCGGTGTTGGAGTTGGTGGGTTCTTGGCGTTTACCTCCGTTCAAATCAGCCCCGTAGATTCTGATGTTTCATTTGATCTATTTTCGGAAACCATTACGATCGGAGAATTCGAAGGATGTATAAACGGAGTAACCTACTTCAAGATCGAAGGGTGTAATGGTCAGGATCAATTCGGGATGACTTTTACAAATACTGACTTCTTACCAGGTGTTCGTGTTGCAGGTAGATTGTTCCGAGCGCAATACGATGCAGACGTTGACTTGTTTAGATATTCGGACGGCACACGCAAGACCGCCTATGCTGACGTATCAAAACGCAAGACCTTAAGCATATCGCAACAACCTGAATACGTATTTGATTTCTTGTCTAAGGCTTTGTTCTTCGATGCGTTATTCATTAATGGGCAATCATACGCTCCGGTAGAAGATTCATTCCCTGAGATCACTTGGAACGATGCTAACGATTTAGGTGACTTGGAACTTGAACTATACATGAGAACGGGCAAACTTGTTAAGGTCGATTGTTCAGGTGTTGAAGCAGGTTGTACTCCATCCGTTCCGAATGATGTTGTTAACGGCTTGCTAACTCAAAACGGAGATCAAATCTTATTGCAGAATAATGATGTTTTGTTAGATCAAAATGGATAGTTATATTTGCAACTATCTTGTGCAACTGTTGGTGCAAATCGATTCGACCAATGTAACTGATCGATACAAACGTAAACCCATAAAATAATGGCTTGCGTATCATATTGCGATGAAGCATTACCATCGCACAATTTGGTTGATTGCAACGTCTATTCTTTAGGTGGTTCTCCTGCGATGATCGTTGGGGCTTGCGGTACTACACTTGCAGACCCATCAGACGCTACTGAAATTCAGGCTTTGCTTGATGCAGGAACAGCTACACTTATCGAAGACGTGCGAATTGCTCTACCTGCGGGCGCACCGGTTACAGTTGATTCTCCAATCGGCTGCGGTCTACCTATCAGAATTAACGAAGATCGTACTCTTACGATTTTCGATGCAAACGTAACTGATGAGAATGTCGATTTCTTCGATGATCTTAACAACAGACGTTTAGCATGGGCATTGATCTACTTGTGCGATAGTAACAAGGTTGTATTTATCAATCCTGCGGCAGGCATCACAAGTTCAATACAGTTTGTTATTCCTGAACAGAACAACGAATTGCAGAACTTCACTGGTGTTTTGACTTGGAGAGATAAGGCAATCCCGAAACAATATCCTGCACCGGTTGGAATTTTCTAACTCGGTTAAAATCAAAACGAAAGCCCTCGATATTATCGGGGGTTTTTTGTTTAAATTTGTCCTATGGCAAAAGATAAACAAAACGATTCGGGCGTAGTTCTTTATGCGTTCGGTCATAAAGCTTACTTGTATGCAGCTTATAACATAGCGTATTCAATAAAGCGATTCAATCCATCGGTTCACATCACTTTGTTTTGCGAGAATGAAAACACAACACGCTCTACAATTTGGAACTGTCAAGTGTTTGATCGATTGATTCAGATTAACCCTGAACGAATCAGAACTCACGGGAAGTTTGATCCTGGTAAAGTAAAGGTCACAATGTACGATTCATTGCCTTACAAGTACAATCTATACTTAGACTGTGATGCTGTTGCCATTAAAGACATTCAGCCCTTAATCGATGAGTTAATTGCGGACGGCAAAGAATACATTTCACACACGGTCGGTTACCACACAATCGATCAAGGTGTTGGTGTTATTCCATCAATGCAATGGGCAAAGGCTGAAAAGGTTTGGAAGCATTGGGATTTGAATAAAGAATCGGTACTTCCTGCAATCAATTCATCCTTACAGTTCATTGTTAAGTCGGATAAAGCCGCTGAGATTTACGCATGTGCTTCATTCTTTTACTTATCAAATCCATTGCCTATTAAAGACCTACATATTAAGTGGGGCGGTGGTCAACCTGATGAGTTATACATGAACGCTGCATTTGCTCGATTAGGTTACGATCCTGCACCAACGAATCAACCTAAGTCAGATATTGGAGAAGGTGGTTACATTCACTTTGCAATGAGGCGAAATGCCAGCATTGAACAAGTACAAGAACAGTTCTACTTACAATCATATTACGGAGGTCGTGGGTTTACTGCTTCATTCTATACTGAGTGGATCGATCGGTTACTGTTTAAGTGGCATCACGAAACAAAGGATTCGCACCTTTACAAGATTTCAGAAATCGTTAAGAACAAACACGCTAATAAAAAGTAATGGCAAAGGATACTTCACATATTGACTTTTGGAACAGCGAGAAAGAGGTTGGCGAATTTCTTGCATCATTGATTAAACTTACTAAGTCTCGAACAGTTTTAGAGGTCGGAGTTTTTCAAGGTAATACATCGATGCCAATGATCGAAGCTTTACCCATGGGAGGCTATTACGTAGGTGTTGACATCGAGGACTTACGACTTGACCAGAATATTAAGGGTTGGAAGAAAGACGGTTGTGTTGTTGACTTTATCGAAGCATCATCTCATAAGGCTTTAGAGAAATTGCCTACTTATCATTTTGATTTAATCTTTGTTGATGCTGCTCACCATTGGGATCATATCTTACCGGAATGGAAATTAGTTGAGAAACTACTTGGGCATGGTGGTGTTATTGTTTACCACGATTCAATGCACATTGCAGATGTTAACCGATTAATGGTTTATGCAATGAATTACGGATGGGAATCGGCAACCCTTAAAACACCTGAGTTAAGAGGCTTAACGATCTTAAGTAAAAATCTGTAACTTTAACCAACCTTAAAACACAAACCATGAACTTTTGTAAATCACGTTCTTGCGGTTCAAACATCATCGACAAACCATCAACTAAAGCAGTTGCATAAATGATACTTACACCACTTCAAATCGATTTAATCGTTAAGAACTTTGTTGAGGTTCATAAAGGGCGAATGAATGCCGATAAGTCAAGGCATCAATACTTACCTGAATACTGGACGGGTTACAACTATTGTCTTCAACAATACGATGCGATTGAACCGCACGTAAGGCAAGATGTATTTCCTGCTAAGTTATTCGAGCAACGTGCCCCAAACCAATCTGAACTACAAGCAAAGTACATCAGAGCAAATTATAAAGGAACGACTACACCAGTATTTGAAGACTTTGTAAATACTGTTGGTCGTGCTTTTGCCGAACAGAATTGGTCGTTAAAGGTCAATCAAGAACTTGACAGTCGTTACGTTGGCGAATCGTTTAAGAAGTATGCAGGCGAACAAATTCCAATCTTTGGTTCTTTGGAGTTGTGGGCTAAGTCTATGCTGCCAACATTGAAGCTTAAGGATGCAAACGGGGTAATTGCTATTCGTCCGATGTCGCTTGATTACATGCGTTCAGAAGAGAACGAGGTTGTAACAGATGCAAACGGTAACCCCGTGCTATCTAACGAACTTATTAAGCCTATTCCGACTTATCATTCAGTTCATAGAATCGTAGGTCAGCAGCTTGGTGAATGGTACTTAATAATCACTGATGAAAGATCAGAAGTTTTAGTAGGTAATAAAAAGGTTCGTGAAGGAATTGTTCTTGAACTTTACGATGGGCAGTCAATCTATCGCATTGAGCAAACGGGCAAAAAGGAAAGTTATAAGTTTGCAGATCCGATTATATTCTATCAGCACGAACTTGGCTATGTTCCGGTTATTAAACTCATGGGCATTCCGATCTTAGCAGCCGGCACACTTGTTTATAATTCTCCGTTTGTTACGGCTGTTGGATTGCTTGACTTGGTGCTTTTGGATCAGTCTTATTTGCAGATAAGTAAGGCAACATCAGCATTCCCGTTTATGGTTGCTATCGGTGACATTTGCGACTTTGAGCAAAATGGTAATAAATGCAACGATGGTCAGATTTGGACGGGAGAAAGAACAACGACTTGTCCTGCTTGTTCGGGTGCAGGTATTCGTTCTCGATTTAGTCCAACTGGTCAACTACTTATTAAGCCTAAGACTTCACTTGCCGATGGTGACAGTGGGTTATCCGGTAAATACTTGGAGTTCGTTTCTCCTTCAATGGAAACGCTTGAATTCTTAAGGCGTGAAATAAACTTCCAAACAGATAAGGCTCGTTCAATCCTACACCTCAACACTTCAGATCAGGCGGCAAATTCAGGCGAAGCAAAAACTGCAACGGAAAGCATCAGTCGTAACCGTGCAACTCACGCATTCATTAAGCCTATATCAGATCAGATGTTTGCGATTGTGGAGTTCACATACAACACCATCGGACAAATGCGTTACGGTGAATATTACGGTGGAATTGAATTGCAGAAACCAACGACATTCGATATCGCAACACCTTCAGATTACCTATCTATCATTACCGAGGGAGTTAATGCAGGAGTGCCGCCACACGTAACTTATCAGAACCTTTACAACTATGCTTATTCGATCAACTCGTCTAACAGCAAGGTTGTTAAGATGCTTGACTTGATCTTTGCAGCCGATAAGATTCTGACATTGTCGAGTGCTGATATCATTGCTCGTATTGCAAACGGTACGATTGAAAAGTATCAGGACATCTTACACACATCAGCACCTCAACTTATTGCGATGCTCGATGGTACGTTTGAACCGTCCGAACTTTATCCTACGTTCTTCGATCAGCCTATTGCGGATCAGGTGGCACAACTTGAACAAGCTGCAAAAGACGAACTGATTGAAGTTGGAGATCCTATTGCTGAACAGATACGATTACTTACTAATCCTCCAATCGGGGCTTAATGGCTGAATTTGAAAAGTTAGTTAAAGATAAGCAAAGGTTATTCGATGAAACCCCTGCGAACCTTGCAACTGCTTCTGTTGTGGCTCAACGCCAAATTTGGAATGAGATTTCTGATTTAGTTGAATCATTAGAAACAGATCAAGATGGTCGAATTGCTCAAACGCAAAACAACATTCGAAAGATCGGTGAGATTCAAACCGCTTTAGTTAGTGCTATTGCAGGAAGTGAATACATCGATGCAGTTCGTACATTCTTAGGCGATATAGATGAAGGTGCAAGGCTTTCAGATGATATTGCCAGGCAAATACAAAGATCATTTCAACCGTCCGAAGTCGTTCAGCAACTACTTGAAATATCTAAGCAGAACGCATTACAGTCGCTTTTAGGTGAATCGATGCGTGCAAGGGTTACGCTTCCATTTGTCGAGCAATTAACATCAGCCGTAGCAACAAGATCAACGCTTAGAGAAACTGTAAGAGCATTACGAACCGTTATTGAAGGGGACAAAGATGTAGACGGTCGATTGGTTGCCAATGTTAGAACTGTTGCCCAAACAGCCCAAGCAATTGCAGACCGTAACTATTCCGCACAAGTAAATGAGGCGGTCGGTGCTGAATGGTTTAGATACGCAGGAAGTGAGATAGATACAACACGTGAGTTCTGTTCTGAAAGACATCAGCAGTATTACCACAAGAAAGAGATTGAGGCATGGGCAGACGAGAACTGGAACGGTAAGATCGCAGAAACAAACTCACGAACGATATTTTCAAATGCAGGTGGTTGGAATTGCAGACACTCGATTATTGCCGTATCAATTAGAAGAGTGCCGCCTGAAGTTGTAAAAAGAAATATCGATAACGGGAATTATAAGCCTGATTAACTATATTTGTACACAATATGAGTATGAACATCGTAATGCCTGATGGTGACCTGAAACGCAATGTTTCTCCGATGGTTGCTGAACTGTTAATTCGTAACGGTGGCAGAATATTAGAACTTAAACCAATCAACATAAATCATGATGAAACCAGAAGAAGCACTGAAAGTAGTGGAGTTCTTAGGACTAAACGAACTCGAAAGCCACGAAGAAGCGAGAACGAAGTTTGAAGAAAAGTTTGCCCCTAAAGATGAGATCGGTAAGCAGATCGGAAAAGTAACGGCTGTA